TTATTCATCGAATAGATCAAGATTGGGGTCTTCCTGAACATTAAGCTTCTCTTCAGAGTTTACGATACTGCGAATTGTTCGAAGTGTCACGCTGAATTTACGAGCAAGCTTTTCTTTTGACATGGTTGAAGCTTGTTTACGGATCGCTCGGTTTCGCATTGCAACAGTGATAGGTGTACCCATTGGAATTTCAATGTGATTATTGCCAAGCTGATCTGAAAGCAACTGTAGGTTATTAAAGCCAATCACCTGTGCAAGTTTAGAGTTCACATTTAATGCCTGACGAACTGGAATATAGATTTTAGTACCACCAAAGCCATCAATTAAATTCAGTGCATTTTCGACCTTGATCAATCGTGCAATGAAGATGAAATTTTTAGGCATCAAGTTAATGATCTCATCGTCTGAGAAAACCTGTTGGGCATCTATAATATGCGGACGATAAGCCATAATCTAAACCTCCTATGCTTCGATTATGAGACGTTCAATGCCCAATCGTTTGCACCAAGAGCGCAAATGATTGATGATCATATCGGCATTTTTAGAACTCAGAAATTGCAATGCACTTACATGGACACGGTTTTCTACAAACTTTGCCAGTGCTTGCTCACTACCATTTTTGACTGCGCCAGCTTCATGTAGTTGCAGCCATAAGTGTCGAATTAGCTTGCTTTGCTTATCGTCAGCTAAGTTTTTAACGCCTGTTTTATCTTTTGACTCAACTTCGAAACCTAATTGTTTCAATCTGTCCAGCACAGCATCAAGCTGTGCTGGTGTTAAAAGTTTAGAGCTGTCTTTTCCAGTAGTACTTTTGAGAATGTCACGATAAATGTCATCATCAAGACCTAGCTTGGTCTTTGCCACGTGGATCAGTTTGATCAGGTTTGCTTTCTTATTGAATTTCACTGAACATTCTCCTTATTTAGAGCATCTATCCAGTCCTGAGCATTAAGCATATGACGAATTGCTGTAGATAGTTTTCCATTCGCTATATCCACATACGTTTTACAGGTTAAGCCTTTGCGGATTTCATCCTGACAATTACGTAACTCTGCAAGAGCTTCTTGAATTTCTTCTAAAGCTATTGTTGTCGTTTTTAGGGTCAGTTTGCTCATTACCAGAACACTCCCTTAGCTGCGTCTGCAAGACCGATCAAAGCAAGTACTGCAAGGCTTAAAGATGATCCTGCTTTTAGACCATAAGCTTTACGCTCAAAGACTGTCTGACCAGTTATTTTGCGTGCTGCCCATGCTTTTTTTGCTTCAGCGCAGCAAGTAACCAAGCCGATGCCAAAAACAGCAAATAAAGCTAAGACGCTCAAGCAATTCATAGTTTCATTCATGCTTTTGTCTCCAATCTGGCATATTGTTCACCAGCATTCATGGCCTGATTAAGCTTGGCAGATTTACCTGATTGCTTGCCTGCATGATAGTCATTAGCAGCTCTATCATTAAAAGCTTTCCCTTTGTTGCGGTCTTTAGGTGTAAATGAGCTAAGTTCTCCACGAGACTGATCCATATGTTTTTTTATGCGTTCATTGGTGTTTGTTGGCACTTCAATATTTAAATCCGTTATTAAGTGCTTAACAGAATCAACCCAGCCTTCGCAAAATAAATCAGCACGAGCGACCTTATTTTTTTTGACAGTGACACGTTTTAATGTTGTTTCAATAAAGCTTTTTCTTGAACGAATTACTTGGCGATAAAGTACGTCAAAGGTATACGAGGCAACCTCTGGTGCTGGATCGACACCAATAAATGTCCATGATGCTTTGATGCCCCAAGAACTACTGCCTGTGCTAAAAATAGGTTTACACTGCATGGCACGTGCAATAGTCATTACTAAACTGGCTTCCCAAGCTTGTGGCGTTTTAGTGGCTTTACTCTCACAACTAGCCTCCATAATATCCAGCAAGTCTGGATCAACCTGAAACTCTTTCATTAATGACTGTGCCATGCGTAAAGCAGTAGCGGCTTCATTTTCATTGCTTGATTTTGATAGTGCTAAGCACTTTTTGATTTTTAAAATCGCTTCTTCTCGTGACATACCCATTTATTTTTGCTCCATAACATATACATAAGTTTCAAGTTTTTTTGACCAGTAAACGCATTTGCCTTTTTTGCTTAACTTGCGTTTTCTACGTCGGCTTATAGGTCTTTCTTTCATGGAATTTCACCGATACTGGACTTAATTTCTTCGGGTAAATTCTCAAGTTCTTCGTGGGTCAACATAGTTACCTCGCTGCTCGTCAGTACTGGATCACGACATCCAGCAGACACAGGCACGAATGCCTGTGTTTCGCTATTTCAAATAATTTTGCTCAGGCTCGTAAGTCACTTTATTTAAGTCATCAACTTGAGTTACATCCCATGTACTTTCATAAAATGTTTGATGATTTATCGGCATCAAGTCAGAAATTTCTTTTGCTATTTCTTTGGCATGATCTGCATCATCAGCTTCTACGATGTGGTCTTTCGTATATGTCTTGGAAACTTCAACTTTAAATTTCATTTTTAATCCTTATGCCTGAAGGGTGTTTAGAGCTATATCAATCGCAAAGTGTTGAACGGTATTCTTTGCAATTGTTTGATTTGCATCGTTCAAAACGTGCCATTCAAAAAAACCACTGAGGTTGAGTTTTCGCTCAAGTCGTAATCCATGCATGCTTAGCTCGCACTCTGAATGTTTAGTATTGGTCGCCATTAATTCACCGCATCCTTCAAACCTTTACCTGCTTTAAAACTAGGTACTTTGCTTGCTTTAATTTGGAGTACTTCACCCGTTTTAGGATTGCGTCCTGTACGTGCAGCACGTTCTTTAACGCTGAAAGTACCGAAGCCTGTTAACGCAACTTGACCACCATTTGCCAAGGTATCAATGACACCTGTTTCAACTGCTTGAAGAGCTGCTGTTGCTTGAGTTTTTGAAATGCCAGCGGTAGTTGCGATGTGGCTAATTAATTCTGATTTATTCATGGTGTATTACCTTTTAGTTGAGTTGAGCTAGCTGACAGAAGTGCAAAAAGCACATAAACAAATTCTGTAAAGCCAGTTGCTTGTAAGCTGCCTGCGATGAATCCACAGGTAATAATTGCAATAGAAATCTGTTTCATTTTTAGAGCCTTTAAATCGATGCGATGTCGAGTGAGAGTGGTAAATAACCACCAGTTGCGTCATCACGGGTATAAAAGCGTAGATAAGCTTTGCTGCCGATAATGTTGATGCTGTCCGAAATGGCTTGCATTGCGTGCTTCCATTTCGGGTGATTGATTTCAATTTTTTTGAGTCCGAGTACTTTGGTCGTGCTGATTTCTCCTTTTTTATCTACGTTAAAAGCGTTATTGATGATGACTTTGATTTCGTCACGGCTGCCTTCAGTCCATTCCTCAAGACACTGATCAATCAGTTCTTTGGCTGCTTGCAGTCGCTCATCAAAGTTGATGGTTTGCGCGATGTTGCGCTGAATTTTTAAACGTCCGTCATAGCTCATGAGCGTGACATTTCCTTTACTGCCACCAACGGTTACATCGTATTGGTCTGCTGAAATGGCGCAAAAGTTGGCTATATCTTCAAAACTTTGAATTTTGAAATCCTTCAAAAGCTCATGCAGTTCAGTCACTTTTTCAAAAAGCTTACGAACTGTTTGATCGCGTAATTTGTCAATTTCTTTGACATTTGCTGGTGGAACAAATGCACCTTGTGCGTTTTCCCAAAAGCCTTCTGGCACGGTGTGAGTTGTCATTGTGTTGCTCCTAAAGTAAGTGGCTTACTTGCTTGTAACGTGAAATTTGTTGTTGTAATGCTTCGACAGAAATATTGCTGTAGAGGCAGTTCGGAGTGAGATAGGTAATGCGTTTGAAACCTTTATGTTTCGCTCTTTGGAGTTCTATTTCAGCTGCATTAATACCGCCAAGGCAGATCACGGCCATGCTTCTCACAACAGGGATTTGCTGTGTGCGAATCATTCTGTGAATAGCAGCTAAAACCCCACTTCTGGAGCGTTTTGCAGCAGCAGCAATGTCTGCTGAAGCCTTTCCAGCGAGATACATGGTTTTGAGTAGATCAAGCTCTTTATTGGTAAAAGGTTTGTTATGTCTTAGGTCAGTCATTTAGTTACTCCTTGAGCAACAGCAATCATTGCCTTATAAGCTTGTCTTGCCTTAAATCCGACAATTCCAATCCCTGCTTGTTCCATTTCCTTTGACGGCTGTATTGGGACAAGGACATAGTCACCACTCAACAACTTGTCTAAATCTTTAATAAAATTTGATCGCTTGGTTGGTCTTAATTCGATAAGCCAATCTTCATAAGCTTGTTGAACAGTCGAAATTGCAAATTTCTCATTGTTCATTTCAAAGATTTCCATGATTGGAAACTGAGAGTTCAACACCTCAAAAGTTGAAGTTGTTGCAAACGCAATTTTGAATCTTTCAAGGCGGTAAGATTTACGTTCAACCATGCCTTTTTGTACTGGAGTCATTGTTCCCATAGGTTTATCCTCGAAAATGTTTTTGTTTTGCTTCGAGTGCAGTCTGGCAACCAATACATAATGTCACGCTGCCAAGTCTGCGTCGTTGTTCAGGAATTTCTGTGCCGCATTCTTCACATTGGAAATAGATGGTAAATTCCTCACGCTTTGCATTGTGCAAAGCGTGGTCAAGATCAGTTTGAGAAATATCTGCTGCTACATCTGCAAAATCAGGCATGGCAACCTCCGAACATTTCAGTTAAGGCTAAACAAATGATGCAAGTTGCAACTAGCAGCCAAACTATGATCAATGCTTTATTCATCGTTACACCTCCATCACTACGTCACGGGTAACAACTGCCTCACCAAGTTCTGCTGCAACATTGAGCGCACCAACTAAGAGGTTGCCCACTGCCAATGGGTATAAAAGGCTTTCTTCTTTTTTATTGCGCCCAACGCTGCGAGTAAGTTTTTCGCAGATGGCATCAAGACCAGACTGGTCAATAAATTCTGAAAGGTCACGTTCAGCCGAGTTACAACGGTGCTTTAAGTACTCGCATAATTGATTTTGTGTGAAGGCTTCAAGCGTCACGATTTCACAACGTTGAACAACTTCTCGGACTTCAGGATTGTTCTCTGCAAGTTTGATTTTCAACTCATCTTGACCAATCAAAATCACAGATATCAAAGGCGTAAATCCGTTTTTTAACTCGATGAATCGTTTTAAGTGTTTGAGTGTTGGTAGCGGTAAACTGTGTGCTTCTTCAATCAAAATGACATGGTGATAGCCAGCACGACTGGACTCTTTAAGTACCGAGTGAATTTGTTGATACAAGGCTTCAATTGAACGCTTTGGATTCACACTTGGGGCAACAGCTCTCAAAATCGCAGAGGCAATATGACTGGCTTTAAGTGTTTTACCTTTAATGTCGTCAGCTTCAGCACCAATCACATAAGGTTTAATCACTATCGTTGGTGTGCGCTCACGTTCAATACGATCCAAAGTTTCATCATGCAGTGTGGTTTTGCCTGCACCTGATTGACCTGTAACGGCAATAAAAGTGCTGTTGCCTTTGATGCATTGCCACATTGCCTCACGGACATAGTTGATATCTGGATTGCTATAAAGTTCACTGGCTTCACGAAGTTCTTCGGTGAAAATGTCCTTAAATAGCTTGAATTTCTTCTTAGCGGCTGGTGTTAGTGTTTGTTTGCGTAGTAGCATAAGTTGCTCTTCCTCTGGTTGAGTAGTTGCTGCTGGCATGCTTGGCTCTTGGTCGTTTCGAGCATGCTGGTCAGCCGCTAATGCTTGTTGAATGTCTTCTTTTGCAATGCCATTGCTCTCTAAACATGCAATGAATTGCGCTAAAAACTGCTCTTGTTTTTTCTTTGGCTTTTGTCCGTGTAAAACGAATAAATTGATCGTTGCACCACTGACATTAATTGCCTTTGAAATTCGGTTTTGCTTCAGGTCATGCTTTAAAAGTAGTTGTTTTAATGCGCTCATTGATTACTCTCCAACTACTCGTAAAGTAGGTTTTGGCTTTTCCGCAGCTGCTTTAATTCCATTCACGATGTCTTGAATCGCTTCTTGTGGAACTTGACCATCTGTGAAGGTTTGTTTTAAGGCAGTCATGTGGATGTCTGCATTCCATAAGTCACCAACTAAACCGCGAATCTGTTTTGCTGCTTGGATCAGGTTGATTGGTGCTGTTTGGCGACGTTGTTCTGGCGTGGTGATTTGTTCACCAGCACGGGTGATGTAGTTTGGTACTTCTGTTGCGCGGACATCTGCCATCGCATTGATTTGTCCTTGATAGGCTGGCTTTTTCTTGGCAATAGCCTTATCAACTTGCTCTAGGGTGTTGGCGTTGTATGCATTTTTCAGGATACGTTTGCGGTTTTCGTCAATCGGGCTATGTGGCATCGTTTTCATTTCTTCACCAATGATTGCCGCATCTTGGCTAAAGCCGACCCAATCGACCTGTAATGGTTCACAAGTGAATGCAATCTCATTGCCGTATTGATCCATCCCCAGCACATCGATACATGGTGCACGGTATGGGTTTACAACTACTTTGACTTTTGCCTTTGGATAGATACCGTCAACATGGCGCACGTCATAATCTTGAGAGCCATAACCAACAATTGAGTGGCTAACCGTCAGATTTGCCTTAACAGTTTTTTCAACTGGAGTAGTACTGATTAACTCTTTGCAAAGTGCCATTGGTGGAGCTTTGCGAAGTTGCTCTGGCTTAATGGTTTGCCACACTGCATTACGTGTTTGACCTGTACGTCTGTGCTTATTTTTTTCGTTGAAAGAAATTCGCCATTCAGCAGCCAATTGATTGAGCTGTTCAATATTGATGATTTCCATGAAACGTAAGCGGCTTTCAAACTGTGTCTCTACAATGTTTTGAGCATTTTCCACTTGCCCCTTAGCTTGTGAGTTGCCTGTTGCATGGGCGATCAAAGTGACATCTAAACGTTCAAGCAAGTTTTTGAATAAGCCTGAAGTGTTGGCACAACCTTTATCTGTGTACAAAATGTTTGGTACACCGTGCATTGGTTCACGGTCAGAGCGTTTCTGAATTTCATTTAGAAAAACTTGAATTAAGTTTTCAGAGCTTTCACTGCCAGTCACATATTCGACATAAATTGAGCCACTGAAATGGTCGGTGATCACGTAACGGATCACTCTGTCATTCTCAATTTTCTTAACATTTGCAGGCTTGTTCTTATAGAACTTTTTCTCGTCCATCACTTGCATACCGCCTTTTGGAAGGTAGAAAAGTACGCAGACTGATGCATCAACTTGTTTGACGTGATTTGGGTGCAATGATCTTTGCTGAGTATGTGCAGTTGGTGTTGCAAGTTGCTTTGGATGGCACATGTTCTGCTTCATGACTCGCGCAATAGTCGCAGCTGAAACGTCGGGTGCTTTGCCATTAGCCTTGAGAATTTCTAATGCTGTTGTGATTGGTAAAGTCTTTTTCCCGGTTGCACGTGTTGCCACATGCACCATGCCACCAATGGTTTCTGCTACTTGAGCTGAAACTATGGTTTTACCTTTGTCTGAGCGTGGCTTTCTCTCAGATTTAAAACCTACTGATTCAAGTTCACGATAGAGTTGTGGTCGACTGAGCTGTAGAAAGTCACATGCAATTTTGATAATTTCAGCTTTGCCACCAAACTTAGCTGCCTTAAGTTTGGCTGCAACTTCGCGCAAGTAGTCTTGTTTTGCTAAGTTTGGAGTAGTCATAATTACTGCTCCAATACTGTTTCAGGTTCAACAGTTATCATCTGATCTGCTGGCATCCATTCAGGCTTAACCATCGCTTCAAAATCAATTTGAATACCAAGTGCAAGGCTCGTTTGAGCAATCTGCTGGAAAGTCGCAACCACCGAAGCCTCAAGCTGATCTTGAAGATCGAAAAGACTGTGTTCATCAATTGCATCAATGAATGAGTTGATCTCATTGGTAAAGCGAACAGTGTTGTTATGCATGGTTAGGCAAGCACTATTGAGTTCTTCTAATACCTTGCTTTGAAGTTGCTGTTGTTCAGTTTGTTGGCGTTTTAAGATCGTCGCTTGGCTTGAGGTCTTGCTTAGCTCAGTATCAAGCTTGTTTATTTTTTGGTCTTTAGCTTGGATCAGCTGATCTTTTGCAGCACTTTCTGATTTAGCATCCCTTAAGTTTTTTCTTAATTCACTTGTGGTCATACGATCAATATCATCTAGGGTGATATCGTGAACGCTGCCACCAGCACTAAGTTCTGCAATTTCGTCATCATCCAAAACAAGTAATTCCAGCAACTTTGACTGGTTGCCTGCGGCTTTCAAAACGGACAAATTGTCCGTTTTGGAAAATTTAAGAGCTGCTGACATAAAGCGACGAGCCGCACGCTCATTGATGTTGAGCATTTCAGTGCGTTGTTTAAACTCACCGTGTGGGGTAACTTCTTTTAAAAGAACAAGTCGCTTACCCAACTCTAAGCAAGCTTCAACTGTGCGACGTTGGTAAAAGCGAATCTCGTCTTCTAATGCGCCTACAGTCAGCGAGCCTTCATAGCCAAGTGATACAGCTAATTGACCTAGCTTTTGTGCATGTTCAGAAATAGCAATTTCTGTTGTTTGTTCTAAATCCATGATGACCTCAATAAGCTCTTGTACGTTGTTCAATTTCAGCAATACGTGCTTTTGCACGTTCGATTTCTGTGTCATGCGCTTTGGCGATCCGCACAACTGCTGTGCCTAAAGTGTATGAGCCGTCGTCTTCTTGCTTGGCTAAGCCTTCAGCAATGAGTGTTTGTAATTGGCGATGAATCTGTGCAGGCGATTCATCTAATTGTTTTGCAAGGTCTTGATTGGTTACACCTTGCAAGCTGTGCCCACTTAAAGCCTTTAGAACTTTGAGGACTTTTTCTGCTGCTTTAACGGTGCTCATGCTTCATGCTCTCCAGTTGTATGGACAAGATTTTGTTTTCTTGGAGCAATAACTCATTGTCATTTTCCGCAAAACACCAGCCCATAAATGCAACCACCATCAGTGCAAAAATGATCCCTGTTAATGTATTCATGACACTTTCTTCCTAAATTTTTAAAAAAAGGGTTAAAAAAAGGTTAAAAAGCGGTTAATCTATATCGGTTGGTTTTGGAATGACTTTTAAACCCAAGGCAACTGCAATCTCGTGCCCCTTTCCATAAAAGCCTTTTCGAGCACCTGTCATTACTCGATAGACATCATTTGGATCAAAGCCGTTTTCGATTGCGAATTGTTTAAGTGTCTTGCCTTGAGCATTTAGGTTCTTTTTGACCTCTGCTTTAGTAAGCGTTGCTTCACTAGACATTTTATGAACTCCTATCAGTGTTGAAATGGTGCACATATGCACCTTATTAATCTGATATTAGTTCATATATAACCTTATTTCAACTTATTTTAGGTCTATTTATGCCAATTTTAACTTCCGAAAGATTTAAATCTGAGCGAAAGAGGTTAAATCTGAGCCAAGAAGCCTTGGCAAATCTCATAGATGTGAGCGAGTCGACTATTAAGCGTTGGGAGAACGGTGCGTCTATTCCAAGTGACAAGCTTGCTCAATGCGCTAATGAAGGCTTTGATATTGTTTTTGTTCTACTAGGTAAGAAGTTTGATGAGGTAGCATTTTCAAATTCTCACTTTGAAGATGAATTTGCACTTGTGAATGTTTTTGATGTAGATATTTCCGCTGGTCATGGATCAATATGTGCTGGTGATGCAAAGCCTGTGAGCCGTTTAGCATTCAGAAAAGATTGGCTTTCAAAAAATGGTCTATATTCAAAAGATTTATTAATTGTTTACGCGAAGGGAGATTCAATGCTCCCGACAATCCAAGATAAAGAAAAGCTACTCGTTAATTCTGCTGATAAAGAATTAACTGATGGGTTTATTTATATAATTCGTAATAATGAGAATTATTGGGTGAAACGTGTGCAGCGACAATTTGATGGATCGTTGCTTTTAATCTCTGATAATAAATTGTATCCACCTATGCAACTTGATTTGAATGAAGCAAATGATGTGGAGATCATTGGTCGTTGGATTCCACCAAGTCGTGCAACTTTCTACTAACTAGGTCTTTAGAAATGAAAAAGTTTTTATTGTTAGGTGTGATTTTATTAGCAGCTTGTTCAAAGCAAGAATTACCAAAAACTGATACTCAAGATGGTCGTGAGATAAAGTCTTATATCAATAAGCATTACGGTGAAAATGAGCCAGCTGCTCAGATTGATTTCTTACAACTTACAGAGGTCGCAATTAATAGCTTGCCCCATGCACAAGCTAGTTATAATGCCAATGCTACAGAAGTTAAATTCTTACCTAAGAACACCGCCTCTGATAGTAAGTTTGAAAAGTTTAATGACTGGTATAGCGTTAAAATAATTAGAGATGCTGATTCAGAAAAATGGGAAAGCTTTTTAGTTGAGGTTTTAGATAAGCAAGGTTATGAACAGTCTAAAAAAGCTTCATTTAATGCTTGTAAGGATGTTTGGAAAAACATAGATAATCGTGTGCCTGCCATCATTGATGAGCTTGCTGCAAAAATAGAAGGTTATGAAAAATCTGATTCAACCGCAGCAACGATACAAGTCCGCAATGGATATAGATTTAATCTTGATGCAAGTCATTTTAAAGATGGATATCCAGTAGTATGTGCCATTGCATACGATAAAAATTAAAAATAAACGGAAGCCTTTCCGCCTAATATAAAAAGTACCAACTAGACAAACTAGCCTCATCATTTGATGAGGTTTTTTGTTGTGAGAAAAAAATATATTTTATCTAAGCTTAGTCTTAGTCGATTAGTCGGACTGCATGTCGAGCTTGAGTCTGTTGTTAAGCGTGCAATCGAAATCACTGAACAAGATTTTGTGGTGGTTGAAGGTGTTCGTACTAAAGAGCAATGCTACATCAATTACGGTAAAGGTCGAACTGCTGAGCAATGCAAAGCCAAAGGCGTACCAGCGCAATATGCTCAGCCTAAAGTAGCAAAAGTTACTTGGCTCAATAACCCTCTTTCTAGCAGGCATGTTACTGGTCACGCTGTTGACCTAGTGCCTTATCCAGTGGACTGGAACGATCTAAATAAGTTCAAGAAAATTTCAGTAGCCATGAAACAGGCAGCAAAAGACCTTGGTGTTGCATTGGATTGGGGTGGCGATTGGCGCAGCTCAAAAGATTATCCACATTTTGAATTAAAGGGGTGATGTATGGGTTTAGGTAAAGGTCGCAAAGTACCACAATCAGTAAAAACGCAACGTAAAGTAGATGCTGCTGTTGAGGCAGCATTAAAACAGCAAAATCAAGCTTATGTGAAAGTAAAAGTTCGTGATGATATTGAAATTGAGCAGTTACGAATTGAGCTTGAAAAGGCATCAAAACAACCTACACAAATCATTCCAGATTATACAGCAGGGATTTTTGAAGAAGCTTTGCATACAGGCTGGATCGTCAAAAACTGGCATACCGCATGGAAATGGATTTCGACTTGGGCGTTTGGATTGATCGGATACATTGCTGTGTTTGGCATCCCTCAAGAAATCCTTGTGTTAATACCTGAAGCTTATCAATTAAAAGTGATAGGTCTGATCGCTTTAATTGGGTTTGTAGGTCGCTTTATTAATCAAAGCAAATCTAAGCCTTTGCCTCCAGCATCTGACACGCTTAAGGAGAGTGCCGATGTTTGATTTTTTAAAACTAGGCTTTGCTGAAGTTAATTGGTTGGTTGTCACTGCTATAGGGATTTATGGATGGGTAATTAAAAAATATAGCGCCTCTGCACAAGAATTAGCTGAATTACGGGTACGTGTAATTCAGATTGAAAACAGCATTAAGGATATGCCATCCAAAGAAGAGCTAGCCGAAATTGAAGGTGATATTAAAGTTTTAACGGCCAATATTGGAAGTATCGCTAATTCTGTTGAGAAAGTTGATAAGGCTGTTACACGTATCGAATCCCATTTGATTGATAAGAGTAAATGATCATGACTAAAAAATATTTAGACAAACTAATTGAAGAAGCTCGACTTGTGATTTTACGTTGTCTTGTTGAGCTTCCGAGTTATCGAGCAAACAGCAGTACTTTGACGGCATTGTTAGATACTTACGCAATTTCCATGACTAGAGATGGAATTAAGACACAGCTTAATTGGTTGGCTGAGCAAGGACTGATTGAAATTGAAGATGATCTTGGCTCTGTTTTAGTTGTCAAATTAACTGAGCGTGGACAAGACATTGCGAATGGTCGTTCCACTACTCATGGTGTGAAACGTCCATCTGCTTAATGGGTGAAGCATGAGCAAATCTTTTATGCGCCAACTTACTGATGATCAACGCCAATTCATTTTCAAGATGCTTGAGGAAGACAAGCTAACACTGAATGAAATGCTGGATGAAATTCGTGCTGAATTTCCATCGGACTGCATTCCTAGCCGATCAGCTCTAGGTCGTGAAAAACAGAACTATATAGCTGAAGCTAAAGAATTTAGACAAATCGCTGCGATGTCTGAAGTCTTGGTAAAAGAATTTGGCGAAGACCCTGATGACAAAGGCGGTATGTTATTGGCTCAGGCTGTCCAAGCTGTAGTCACTAAACGTGCAATGGATGAGTTGACTAACACAGGTGATGATCCACTCAAGCCGCAGATGGGTATTGATGATGTCGGTGCTTTGGCACGTGCTGCCCGTGCAGCCATTATGACCAAGTCAAAAGCAATGGAAAACCGTGATGAGATTCGACGTCAGGCACGTGAAGAATTACTGAAAGAACAAGATGAAAATCTTAAAAAAGCAGCTATTTCTCAAGGTCTAGGTGAAGAGCAACTTCAGTTCTGGCGTGAGAAAGTGTTGGGAATTAAATAATGTTAAATACATCAAAGCCTCGCCAAGATACAGTTCGCGTCATTGAATGGGATGAACTTCCAGAACGTGCCCGTAATATCCCTAATAACTTTAATCCGTTTGAAGATGGTGTCTTAATGAAGCACCAGATTGAGTGGATAAAAATTAAATCAGATATTAAATCCTGTCCAAAAGGTCGACGTACTGGTATTACATTTGCTGAGAGCTTTGATTCAGTTTTGACTGCCGCAGCGAGTAAGGAAGCTGGTGGCATGAGTGTTTACTATATTGGTGACACGAAAGAAAAAGGTCTGGAGTTTGTTGGCTACTGTGCTAAGTTCTCCCGTGTGATTGCTGAGGCACAAGGTCAAGGCATATCACAGATAGAAGAATTTCTATTTGATGATCAGGATGAAAAAGGTGAAACACGTAAGATCACAGCCTATCGTATTCGATATTCAAGTGGCTTTCAGGTTGTGGCTCTCTCCAGTCGACCTGAAAATATTCGCGGTCTGCAAGGTAAAGTTGTAATTGATGAAGCAGCCTTTCACCCGAACGTACAAGGTGTGATTGAAGCCGCCACAGCATTGCTGATTTGGGGGGGGCGTATTGTTATCATTAGTTCTCACAATGGTAAAAACAATGCCTTTAACCAATTTGTTAAGGATATTGAAGCTGGTGTATTTGGGGAGGATGCTCAAGTATTGACTGTCACCTTTGATGATGCTGTTGCCAATGGTTTGTATGAGCGTGTCTGCTTTATGCAAGGTAAAGAGGCAACAATTGAAGGTAAGCAGAAATGGTATAAGAAAATTCGCAAAGCTTATGGTAGCCGTAAGGCTGCTATGCGTGAAGAGCTAGATGCTATTCCACGTGATGGATCGTCAGTGTGCTTGCCGACACTTTGGGTTGAGCGTGCCATGACAGAAGTACGGACAGTGCTTCGATTATCCCTTGGTGATGATTTCACAGCACTTACACCAGATGAGCGTGATGCGTACATTGATGACTGGATTCAACGTTATTTAGAGCCTGAGCTGCAAAAGCTTGATAAATCCAAACAGCATTGTGCTGGGCAAGATTATGCCCGTCATCGTGACTTTAGTTTTATTCTGCCATTCTACATAGCTCAGGATTTACGACGGATCGCACCTTTTGTGATTGAGATGCACAAAGTGCCTTCGCGCTTACAGCAAAAAATTCTCTGGTACATGTTAGAGCGATTACCGCGCTTTGGTGGCATTGCAATGGATGCCACTGGTAATGGTGAAACCTTGGCAGAAAATACAGCTGAGAAATTTGGTGAACATATGGTGCATCAAATTAAACTCAGCCGAGCATGGTATGGTTTGTGGACTCCAAAACTGGTCACAGCCTTTGAGGAAGATATGATTGACTTGCCAATAGATGCGGATTTAAAAAATGACTGTTCTGCAATTGAGGAAGTCGACGGGATTTATATGGTGTCAAAAGCACGTGCGAAAGATATTAAAGACCCTGAATTATATCGTCATGGTGATGGTGCAGTGGCAATGATCCTTGGATGGTTTGCCAGCCTGCACCTATCGAGTCCTATTGAGTTTATGGCACTTCCAACTCGTGAAGAGTTGGAGTTGAATCATGATGATTATGATGGGTGGTACAGTGAAGCTGGTTGTATTTGAAAGAAGTTTTTTAATTTAATTTAATATAATCAGAATACATTTCATAAAATAAACCAGTTTCTGTTGTTGATATATTTAAAACATAAACAACCTTATAATGAAGCCCAGTTGAAGTTTTATATAAAATTTCAACTGGCAATTGTACATACACTTTGTCTTTAAATTGGTTAATCCATTCACGACTGATTAGTGTTTGTCTTGTATATTCTTCTTCAACATTTAAAAATGGCTTAAATGTAAGCTGCTGAGATAAAGGTGCACCCAAAAATAGCTGAAAAGCTGTAATTTTCTCGCCTACGTTTTTTATTTTTAAATCAATTTTTAACATTTCATTATTATTGTGGCTTGAAGGTGTAGCTTTGAAATCAAATATAGGTTGAACTGCATGTTCGCGTTCTAATCGTTCTTGTATTTGTAATTTTAACATTTCATTTTGCTGATCTAATTGTTTTGAAATATTTTCATTATTAAGCTTTATAGCACTACCTTGTTGAAGATAACCATAAACCAGCCATAAAAATGCAAGTGGTGAAAAAATTCCTGCAAGTAAATCGCCTTTCTCATTTAATCTAAGTGCATGATAAGAGCTTAGATCAGTAATAGATAACACCACGTATAAATATATAACCGTGGCTATAAGTATCAATAAAAGCCCTAAATTTGTTTTAAACCAATCTTTCATGGAAGTATTTCCCCCTAATTCTACATTTCTAATTTTTTAATAATTGAAAACGAGGTGACGATCCTTGCTCCAACAAGAATCGCCCCCTTTGGTAAGTGACTACCGCAGGCTAAGCCTCGCTACTGTGCACACAGTCATAGCAGGCTATCAAAAATGAAAAGCTTTTGCAGTAGGTGAAAACATGAAAACCAAGCCAATTGTTCCGTGGTTAGGTGGTAAACGTCGTCTGGTGTCGCAATTGATTGAAAAGATGCCTGAACATAAGTGTTATGTGGAGTTGTTTGCTGGTGGTGCAGCGTTGTTTTTTATGCGTGAGCAGCCATCAAAAGTTGAAATCATTAATGATGTAAATGGTGAGCTGGTGAATCTGTATCGAGTCGTGCAGCACCATCTTGAAGAATTTGTACGTCAGTTTAAATATGCAATCATTAGCCGTCAGATGTTTGAATGGCTGAAAGCAGCCAGCACAGATTTAATGACTGACATCCAGCGTGCAGCACGATTCTATTATTTGCAGCACACTGCTTTCGGGGCAAAGGCTTCTGGTCAGTCTTTTGGCACTGCAACAACTTCAAAAGCTCCGAGCTTCCTGCGTATTGAAGATCAATTGACTGATGCTTATTACAGGCTGTCTGGTGTTACAGTTGAGAATCTGAGCTGGGAAGAATGCTGGTTGAAGTATGACCGACCTCACAGCTTTATGTATGCCGATCCACCTTATTGGAAATTGGCTGGTTATGGAGTTGAGTTCGGTTGGGATCATTACTTGAGGATGGCTGAGCTGATGAAAACTTGCCAGAGTAAAGTTATGCTATCAATTAACGATCATCCTGACATACGAAAAGCCTTTTCCGACTTCAAAATCAGCACCACTAAAATTAATTATTCGGTGGGAAAAGTTGGATCTAGTCGTGATGAAAAACAGGAATTAATCATCACCAATTATTAATCAGGTTGTTTTATAGATTTATAAACGTTTATAAACGCGTTTTTGGCGATTTAAAGACAATTCTGCATCAATGAGCTGTAATTGCTTTTGGATCGCTAAAATCGCCCATTCTGCGCGAAATAAAAAATCTAAAATAAAGGGAAGCCTTTCCGCCTAATTTTAAAAAAGCCAAAAAACAATAATGGTGCAAAATCCTCAAATTGTGTTTGCGCTATGGCTAAGAAAAAACCTAAATCCAAAATTCAAGATCGAGCTGCACTGGAACAAAACCAGACTGCCGAGGTCGCTTGGTTAGCTAACCAGTGGCAAGACCATCCTGTAGTCGGTTTAACTCCAACAGCAATGCATCGCCTTTTGACTGATGCTGAACAAGGTAACTTACAAGCTCAAGCAGATTTGTTTTCTGATATGGAAGAGCGTGATGGTCATATCTTCAGTGAAATGGATAAGCGTAAAAAGGGTTTGAATGGTTTGTCTTGGGGAGTCAAGCCACCTAAAAACGCCTCTGAAGCTGAACGTAAAATTGCTGAAGAAGTTGCCGAATGGATTGATGACATCAAAGATTTTGAAATGTTCTTATTCGATGCAATGGATGGTGTCGGTCATGGCTATTCATGCCAAGAGATTGAATGGCATCAACTCGGTAGCTTATGGCTGCCTAAAAGTTTTGATCATGTAAACCCTCGTAATTTCATGACTCCATACAATGCGCCCAATGATTTAAGGTTGAATGATGGCTCACCAGAAGGTGCGGATTTTTGGGACTTTGGTTGGTTTATTCATAGGCATAAGGCTAAGTCTGGTTATATTGCTCGCTCTGGTCTGCATCGTGTGCTTGCATGGCCGTTCTTATTTAAGAACTATGGCATCCGCGATGTAATGGAGTTTTTAGAGACTTATGGCTTGCCGAGCAAAATTGGTAAGTATCCTTCTGGTGCAACTGAAAAAGAAAAATTAACCTTACTCCGTGCAATTATGAGTATTGGTCGAAATGCTGGCGGTATTATTCCTCAAGGCATGAGCATTGATTTTCAAGCGGCAACTGATGGCGACACAAAGAATCATTTTGACTTGGTCAAATGGTGTGAACAGACTCAGTCAAAAGTGATTGTGGGTGGAACGTTACTTTCTCAAGCAGATGGCAAAACCAGTACCAATGCTCAAAGTCACACCCATGAGCTTGGGTTTGAGGTCATTAAGAAATCCGATGCCAAGCAGCTTGCTCGGTCAATCACTGACTGCTTAATTCCTAATTTGATGCGACTTAATCATCCTAACGTTACCCAAGACCGATACCCTGAGTTTTATTTTGATACGACTGAAACCGAGGATATTCAGGTCTTCAGTGAAGCACTGCCAGAACTTGTGAAAATTGGCTTTCAAATCCCACGTACTTGGGCGCATGAAAAGCTGGGTATTCCTGAGCCAGCCGATGATAAAGAGCCTGTGTTGGCTTTGGTTAAAGAGCAGGCGCAAATTACTGCCAATCGTTTTGCATCGCCTGCTGAGTACCTTGCTGCATTAAATCAAAATCCAGTCAGCTCAGCGCATTCCATAGTTCCTAATTTAGCTGCCAATATCTATTTGCCTCAATTGCTAAATGGCTTGATTGCAGCCAATAATCAGATACCGCTTGAAGAGCAAGCTGTACAGCTATTGCTGAAAGATCAAGCTGAGCAGGCTCAAAAAACAGCTGAAGAATGGACACAGGATTTAATTAAAAAAATTCAAGCTGGGCAAAGTGATGAGGAAATTTTAGCAATCTTGTCTGATTTATATCCTACTGATGATGAGCCAGCATTACAGGACAAATTAACCAAGCTATTTTTTGCGACTGAAGTATTTGGTCGATTAAGTACTGAGGCTGAAAATGGCTAAAGTACCTCAACGACCAGAGCTAAATGCTCTATTTAAATCACCTCCAGCCGATGCCATTGCCTACCTAGAATCAAAAGGTTTTAAGATCGGTTGGGACTGGCATGAAACACTGGATGAAGCGCATAGCCGTGCGTTTACTGTTGCCAAAGTCGCACGAATTGATTTGCTTCAGGATATCAAAAGCTCATTGATAACTGCCTTGGAGAAAGGACAAGGTCTTGAACAATGGAAAGCATCAATTATTCCGACATTGCAAGACAAAGGTTGGTGGGGAAAAAAGGCGGTCATCAATCCAGCAGGTATCGAGCAAACGGTTCAACTTGGGAGTCCTCGACGTTTAAAAACCATCTTTGATACCAATGTACATAAGAGCTTAGCAGCTGGTCGATATAAAGCACTGATGGCAACAGTTGATACTCGTCCCCTGTGGGAATGGGTACATATTTCTATTTCTAACCCAAGAAAAGTGCATCTGGCCCGTAATGGTGAGACACGTCGATATGATGATCCTTTCTGGTTGTATGCCTACCCACCAACTGAATTTGGTTGCAAGTGTAAAGTGCGTGCTCGTCGTGGCAGCGATGTAACCGATTTAGATTTGAATTATGTTGAAACTCAGCCTGAAGATATTGAACAGCAACAGGTCGTCATCGGTAAAAGTAGCTTTACTGGTCAAGATGCAGTGGCGACTCAGACCCGCATTCGAGTTAAGCAAGCTGAAGGTCAAACGAGCTACTTTACCCTTGGAGCTGGATTTAATAGTCATCCAGCCGCAAGTTATTTACTCGATGTTGAACTGGCTAAACGTGCTGCCGATCTGGTAGGTGCTCAGTCAGCTGTGCAACAAGTTCAGCAAATGCTGTTGAGCCAGCCGCGCATCAAGGCACATGAAGCATTTGTCAAAAATACTTTGAGTTTTGCTAAACCTCAAAATAAAACCAGCACCGTTGGTGTGATTGATCTGCAAGATATTCAGGCATTAACAAACAAAAGCGTTGTGATTGAAAGTCCAGTGATAACCATTTCAGATCAGCTTTTAGTTGGTCAAACAGCCAATGTATTAAGTACTGAAGAATGGTTGGCTTTGCCAAAGCTGCTTCAGCAAGTTCAACAAGTCCAGTGGGACGCGCAAAGTCAGAGTCTATTGTATTTGCTCCCAGCTATGGAAAATGATGCAACTGAAGTCATCCGTCTTTCAATTCATTCTAAAGATGGCGTAATGCAGGTTTTGAGCATTGAAAAATCAAGTGCTGGAACAAGCCTAGAGGTGATTCGATAAACATGAGTTTCATGCAAATTAATGATCAGGTTTTAATTGATCGGCTAAATCAGGTCGCTGACCGCCTGTTTGATACAAGTCCATTGGCAGCTGCAATTGCAGGAACATTTGCAACCGTAACCGATGATAACTTTGATCATGGTGGTCGTCCTGAGTGGGCTGGACGCTCTGTAACAACGTTGAAAATCTATGAGCGTAAAGGCATTAAATTTGGTGGTGTTTTACAAGCTTCAGGTGAATTAAGAGCTAGAGTTGTGACCAGCAACACCCAAGATGAAGCCATGATCAGCAACAATATGCCATATGCCGCTGCCATGCAGTTTGGGATCAAGCAAGGTGCTTCAGGCAAGACGACACGAGGTGCACCTATTCCCTTTGGGGATATTCCAGCTCGTCCTTATATGCCAATGGATAAAGATGGATTTCTTCAACCTGAAGCTGAACAAGAGGTTTTTTTAGATGTAGATCATTACTGGCATAAAATTTTTACACCATAAAAATAAACGGAAGTCTTTCCGCCTAATAAAAAAAAGCTGGTAGTGCGATTCTGCCAGCATGAAAAAGAACTTATTAGTAGCCGCGTGCTCATTCGACCTCGATGCGACATCTCAATACCTTGTGCTAATTCCTGAAGGAATTTTTCGAGGTGTAGATGGTCGTCCAACTGATGCCCCACACTGGATATTAACGCCAGAACGTGGTCGTCAAATTGCCGCTGCATTAAGCCAGCGTTCTATTGACTTAGTGGTTGACTATGAGCATGCGACTTTAAAAGCTCAAGAGTCTGGTGATCCTGCACCAGCATCTGGCTGGCTTAAACCTGCTGGATTTCACTATGTAGAGGGAGTCGGATTATGTAGTAATCAATTCGAGTGGACAGATAAAGCCAAGGAATTCATAGCAGCGAAGGAATATAAATACACTTCGCCTGTTTTTTTCTATATGGAGACTGGTGAAATCCTCGGACTTCACAGTTTTGCATTAACCAATACCCCCAATTTAGACAACTTGCCCGAAGCACGTCTTGCTGCTGCGGCTCAGGAGTTGTTTGCCCAAAATTTACCACAGGATTCCTCTATGGAAGAGTTATTAGAACAATTGCGTTGGATGCTGAATCTGCCGTTATCCGCAACTGCGGAAGAAATCACAGCAGAACTCAATAAGCTTCAGCAACAAATTCAAGAAAAAACAGGTGTAGCCGTCGCTGCCAATAGTAAAAACCTTTTTGATGCGATGGCTGCGATTGATCAGTTAAAACTTGCAGCAAACAGTACGTCATCTCCTGATCCATCAAAGTTTGTGCCGATTGAAATGTACAACGAAGCCAAAGCACAAGCAGTCTCTGTAGCTGCTAGTGGTCAGGAAAAAGAAATTAAAGAGCTGATTACAGCAGCTTGTAGCGATGGTCGTTTGACAGGTGGTAAAGCATCACTTGATTGGGCAAATGATTTTGCTAAACGTGATTTTGAAGGCTTCAAAACTCATATTGAAGGTGTTCCAAAAATTGCGGCTTTGAGCCAAAAACAAACGTCCACTGTTGACCTCACTACTCAACAAGAGAAGACAGATGAATTGCAAGATGATGTCTTCAACATGCTGGGTGTGTCAAAGGCTGATATCGAAAAATATGGAGCAATCTAATGACTAAAGCTACCGCAGGAATCAATACCGAATATCGTGATGGGATTAAATTTCCTCTCGCATTACTTGCCTCGGCAATCGTGCTCCAAGGGACATTTGCAGTTGTTGGCTTGAATGGCTATGCAATTTCGTCAGCTGATGTCGGTGGTGAAGATCAAAAATGTATAGGTATCTGGGAGTTTGACGCAGAAAACACTGGTGCAAATGGTGAAGCATTTGGTGTGGTTTGCCGTAATAAACACTTTCTAGTCGCCAACTCTTCAACCGATCCAGTGACACAGGCTGAATTGGGATCATTAATTTATATCGAAGATAACCAGACCGTTGCAAAAACGGATGGTGCTGGAACTCGTTCTGTTGCTGGCATCTTTATGGGCTTTGACACTGAATATACAACCCACGTTTGGGTGGAGATCACATAATGAAATTTACCGCAGAAAATGCAAAGCAAGTACTGGCGCATTTATACACGGGTTTTAAAACAACCTTTAATAAAACATTTACAGAAACAGAAACTACTTGGCAGCAAATCGCTACAGAAGTTCCTTCTAAGGGCAAAGCAGAAAATTATGCTTGGCTCGGCAAGTTTCCAAAGTTGCGTGAGTGGATTGGTGAAAAGGTCATTAAACGTCTTGAAGGTTATGGCTATACCATTACCAACAGAAGTTTTGAATCAACGATAGCTGTCCATAAACATGAAATTGAAGATGGCGATATTCTTGGGCTACCAATTATTTTCTCTTCAATGGGCGAAGAAGCTAAACAATTTCCACAAGATATTGTTTTTGAGGCTTTAACTACAGGGTTTAAAAATAAATGCTTTGACGGCAAGGCTTTTTATGCAACTGACCATCCTGTTGGGGATAAAGCTAAATCGACCTTTTCCAATAAACTAACTAACAAATTGTCATGGGCAAGTTTGGCAGATGCAGAGGCAAGCTTCGGTGCAGCTAAAACTATGATGACGAGTTTAAAGGACGGAAATGGTCGTAGTCTTAAAATTAAACCTACTTTGTTGGTTGTGCCTCCAGCACTTGAATCGATTGCTACAGCTTTAATGACCGCTTCAAAGTTTGCTGATGGTACAGAAAATATCTACAAAGGTAATGCTGAAGTATTGGTTGATGCTGGATTGGCTACTGATACTGAATGGCATTTGTTATCAACAAAGAAAGTCATTAAACCGATTATTTACCAAAACCGCCAAAAACCTGAACTGATGTCGAAAACTGATATCCAGTCCGATGACGTTTTCAAACGTGGTGAGTATCTATTTGGTGTTGAAGCACGTGGTGAGGCTGGATATAGCTTACCTCATCTAGCTGTCGGCTCAACTGGTACAACCTCTGGTACACCATAAAAGGTAGGTGCTGAAATGACTTATGTAACGGCAGAAGTAATGCGTGAACGCTTTGGTGATCAAGAGCTTGTTGAGTTGACAGATAACCGTGAGCCATACCTAGGCGGAATTAACTTTGACAAGCTTAATGCTGCACTGAGTGAAGCAAACAGTGAAATCGATGGTTATGTGCAAGTTCGCTATAAACTGCCGTTACAAGTCATTCCACCTTTCTTGGTTGCTATTGGTTGTCACATTGCCCGATACCATCTTTGCACAATGATCATCGTCGAGAATGATCCGATCAAAATTCGATACAACGATGCAGTCAAAACGCTTAAAGCCATTTCTAAAGGAGAAGTGGCTTTAGGTGGTGCGCCAGCTGGTGAATCTGCACCTATAGAATCCTCGTCTAATAACGTCATGATTACTGTTGGTCGTCGGGATTTTGGAGGTCGTGGATGGTAGACCTAGACCTTTCAATTGTTGAGCAAGGCATCAAAGATGTTATGGCTAAACAAGTTAAAGAAGGAAAGTGGAACTGGATTCGAGAAATCAAAACTTATGGTGGCGAGTTTGATGATGGCGCACTTTCATGGGTTAAAACGTTCCCAGCAATTTGGGTGACGTTTCAAGGTTCGGGGACACCTAAAAAAATTGGAAATAGCACAACCGAGTACCCTGTGACTTTCGTTGTTTTAGTTGGCGCACGTTCTTTGCGTAATGAAGAAGTACAACGTCATGGAGTGTTAAATGACATTGGCACTTATTTAATGCTCAAGCATGTGCAAAAGCTTTTAATTGGTAATGACTTGTCATCTGAAGATGTGAAAGGTCTAGCTCCGCTTAGCCTTGGACGTACTAAAACCATTTTTAATGGCAAGACTCAAAGTAATTCTATCAGTGTGCTATCCCAAGAATTTCACACTCAATATGTCATTGAAGCTTCAGATCGCGTCCGTGAGGAAGAAGAAACTGAAGCTGATCTCATCAAAATTAATGTCGATTATTTCTTTGAGCCAGATGATGGCGTTAAAGATGCGTCTGATTTAATTGAATTAAAGGAAGTATAGCAATGCCTGTTTCTCAAATTAAAACGCCAGGTGTTTATCTGGAAGTAAATACCAATACTCAGCGCAGTGGTTTGCCTGAAAATACGCAGAAAGTTTTGTTTATAACGAATGATCAGCAAGCACAGCCACCCAATACTGAAGTTATGCCAGTTGATATTTATGATAAAGCACAAGCTGATTTACTCTTCGGTAATGGTGAAACAACTAGCGAAGCTGGTCGTATGATTACAGCTGCGATTAAGACAAATCGTGTTGTGAGTGTTCAATGCTTGGGAAAGCCAGCACAGCAGTCGTGATTAGCTGTGCTGGTGCAAACTCAATTCTTAAATGGGCTTATGCTGTTAAAAATGAGACATCACAAGCAATATCACTAATGACTTTAGTCGATGGAATCCAAGTCGATATTATTAACAATCCTCCAGTTTGGCTTTCTAAAGAGTTATTGGATGAGATGCCTGTGGGTGAAGTGCCAGAAGGGTTTTTAGTAGGTAATGGTGTTTACGAGTTCACTAACAATGATTCCATACCTCATCGATTAGAGTTTGTAATTCTTAACCCTGAATTCTTTAGATCGGTTGTAAGTGAGAATCCTACTGCGATTCAAATGACTCCTAGTCTCGGAGAGCGCGTTGGTGTTTGTCTTAGCAATAATGAAGATGAATCAATATCCTGTGTTGGGGCAACAGATACAGTTAGGTTTAAATCTTCTGGTGTAAGTAGTTACAACACAGGATACAACCTTATCGTTAATGGTTTTAATTACCGAGATTTCAATTGGAGTGGTGATACTTCTCTTGTTGGATATTTAGAGCATGCAGTCGAGAATTATCTTTCTGACAAAATAATGGTCACAACGGAAGGTTCTGGCTTTGGAACAGATTGGACTATTAAAAATATTTCAAATGTGAATTTAAGAATTAGTCTTGTACCTTGGACAAGTGCAACTGATTTTTCAATTGCTCCAGAAAATGAAAATCCTACTTTGCATAGTCCGAATAATCAGGTTTTCGAGTTTTGTCTTTCGCCATATCAATTTCAATTTTCTTGTTCACTTGAAAATTCACAGCAAATGGTTGAATTACATAAAGCGCGAGATACTTTGCCATTTCTGTCATTCTCCAACGTAGCTTTTAATATTTTTGAAAACGGAGTCGAAATCGCACATGAAAAAGGATTATTGAATCTAGCTGCTATGCAAGCCATAGGACTAGAAGTTGTTGCCGTAGATGAAACAAATCGTCGTATTCAAATTTCGAGTATGGATGGAGTAAACAGTCGTGCAATCGAACTTCACCCAACAATGGGAATATCTGAAGATGTGGATATTACCCAAGGGGATGCTGTAAGGCACAGAGGTTCATTTTTTATATGTTTTGCTAAAAAACCTAGTTGAAATAAGGATTAATCAGAAATGACTATTCAATCAAAAATCGCCCCACTTGGGCATACAATCATCGCTTTATCTTCAGCTCCTCTGGATGAAGTAGGTGAAAATACGGTGCAAGCATGGATTGAGCACTTAAACTCTGTAAGTGATGCAATTAATGCGAAACCAGCAATTTTAATTGTTCCATTTTCAGATATTGATCAGGCTCAGGATTTTGTCGTCAATTCTCAGATTGAAACGTCTTATCGTGTGCTTTGCGTTTGCTATCATGGTGCTCAAGGTTATGAGCCTGAGCTGGCGGGCGCAATGGCAGCGGCATTGGCTAATTCAAATGATCCAGCATTGCCATATGATGGAGTCAATTTAGGCGGTATTCCTGCTGTCGCAGATGAATATAAACTCACGTTTGAACGCATTGAAGCTGCACTCAATCTAGGGATTTGCATGATTGATACAGGTGCAGATGGCATTCCTGAAATCGTCCGTGCTGTTTCCACTTATCGAGTTAATCCAGACTCTGGAGAAGATGATGATTTGATGGTTGATATTAATGCTGCATTGATTGTGGATTACACACGAAAAGTGATTCGCACTGATTTGAAAAAGGAACGTCGTCGCAAGAATACAGCTGCCCAGCGTCGCAATGTACGTTCAATTATTCTGAATCGCTTAATTCAATTAGATGATGCTGAAATATTGCAAAACGTTCGTGCGAATGCTGATCAATTAACGGTTGTTGAAGATAAAATTGATCGTTCTCGCGTTAATGTTGCAATCCCTGCGGATTGGGTGCGTGGTATGCATGTTGTTGCTGGTACAATTGATGTCTATTGACCCAACTACAACCACTTTTAAAGGCTGCTTATGCAGCCTTTAATATTTATGGAAGTCTTTCCGCCTAATAAATAAAAATCATTCTATGCACAATAGCCTCATGATTTTATGAGGTCTCTTAAAATGGCTGAAAATGCTGTTGGCTCAATTGTAATGAGCGTAAATGGTCTTGATTATGATTGCACTAAGTTTAGTTCAACTAAATCAACGGGTAACAAACGTATTCTCACAATGAATCGTAGACTGAAGGCAAATTATAAGTCTAAAGGTATTACGGTTTATGACTTGACTTGTACTGTCGTGATTCCTAATAGCAAAGATAAGGTTGATTGGGACAGCATTGAAGATGCTCGTATTTCAATTGAATCACCAGACGGTGGTTTTCGTAAAACTTTTACCGACTGTAATGTCGTTAGCTCTGGCGATAATTACGATGTAAATGGTGAAACATTGCGTGACCTCTCATTGTTTGCAATGGATTGTTTAACAGAAACTTTCTAATTGGGTGAATCATGGAAATATGTATTGTAGATACTCTGCCTGTTGCTCTAACAGTGATGGTGAAAGGTAAGCCAATCAGTTCAAAGAAAATTGAATTTGCTGATATTAACTCATCTGATTTATTGAAGGCTCGCAGCAAAGCGGTGGCTGGTGATTTTTTACAGATTCTTGAGTATTGCGCCAAGATCAAACTCATTGATGAAAAAGGCAATAAGCATGATGTGCCTTATGATGTATTAGCATTTACAACAAGTGCAAATCTGAAAAAACTTGAAGAGCTTGATTTTGATTTATTGGTAAAGCTTCAAGCCGAGAGTTCAGAGACCCCATCAAGTTAATAACCGCGCTTCATAATGTGGGCGTTGAATTATCAACTGCTGAACAAATGCCAGCGCACTATGCGTTGGCATTTTTGTCTGAAAAGATGGAATCCCTAGAGAGACTCAAGCATGAGCGGCAAAATAGTACTCATGCAGCACCACCAGAACAATCTACAAATACAGAATCTTATGTTGCGACTGAGCGAAAACACTCTAAACCCAAGACTGGAGAGATAAATGAGTGACGGTAATTCTACAGTTTCTTTGACGCTTCAGATCAAAGGTCAACAAGCTGGTCAGGAAATGAAAAAGTTTTCTGATCAACAAATAGCTGCAACCAAGCAAATCAATCAGCAATGGACGCAGATCGGCAATGCTCAAGCCACTTCAGTAAGCAATTCTAAAAAGATTGCAGATGAGCTAACCAAGCAAGGTCAGGCTTTAGGCGGTCAAAAAAAAGAAGTTACTGCAATTGATCTAGCACGAAAGCTTGGCATTAGAACAGAACAACAAATTCATAATGAAATTAAACAGACGCGCAGCACATATGCCCAGCTTGGTATTTTGCAACGGCAAGGTTTGGCAACTACAAAAGACATGGAGCGTGCTTATGCCTCTATGAATAGCAAGGTTGCTCAGCTAAATAGAGAGTTAGGCAAAACGGTAGCTGCTGAGAAGCAAATTCAACAAATCCAGCGTGCAAATGGTAGTGGATACAATGCTTTGCAAAGAGGTTCAGCTGCAACGATGGGCGCAATTGCAGGCGGAGCGATTGTATCGAGTGCATTGCAGAAACCCCGTGATTATGACCAACAGCTAACCTACATCGCGGCTACTGCCACGGGTGGTCAGAATATGGCGGTTGCAGATCGCTTGGCTGCACGTTCGCAATTGAATGATTACATTAAGTCAGCGGTTCGATCTGGTGGCGGTACGCGAGAAGATGCAGCTGCTGCTGCAAACACATTGATTGCTTCAGGCAAGTATGAGCTGAGCAATGTTGCCCCTGCATTAAATGCAGCGGTAAAAACTGCCTTTTCAACTGATGCTGCTGTAACAGATGCCGCAGCTTTGACTGTGCGGATGCAAGATTTTGGTGTGAATAATTTGCAGCGTGGTCATGACATTGCAGTGCGTGGCGGTCAGCTAGGTAGCTTTGAATATAAAGATCAAGCGAAATGGTTGGCACAGCAAATGGCTGCCGCACGTGCGTCTGGTTATAGCGGTGAAAAAGGACTCATGGAGCTGGTCGCAATGAATCAGGTTGCAATGTCTACAGCTGGAACTGCCGATGAGGCTGGTAATAACTTAGTCAACTTATTGACCAAGCTCTCCAGTCGTGAATTTAGCAAAGCGATTGGTGATTCTGTTGTGCCTGTTGCTGGCGATCCAACTAAATCCGACGGCAAGAAAAAGCCGAAGCAAGTTTTTGATTGGGGCACTTATTCAATCCAGCAACGTGACCAAGGCGTTTATGGTGTTGAGGCATTTGTGCAATTGCTTGACCGTCAGCTCGCTGGAGATAAGCAATATCAACGATTACAGGCTATGGCAAAAAAAGGTACTTCAACTGAGCGGAAAGCTGCAATTGAAGATATGAGCAACATTGCAATGGGTAGCCAGCTTGGTGAAATTATTGCAGATCGACAAGCGTTAATGGCTGCATTAAGTGTGGTTTATAAGAAGGATCAGTTAAATAGCATTCGCCAAGGACTCACCACTGCTGGAGGTACTGTGGATGCCGACTCCGCAATGGTACGTCAAACTGAATGGGCAAAAGATATGGCGATGGAGCAAGAAAAACTTTTTGCCCAATCCAAAGCTTATGATGCTGTCTCTGAGTCATTGGGTAATGCTAAGGATAGGATTGTTGAGTGGTCTCAAGGTAATGAGAAGTTAGCAGCTACAACTTATGGTGCAACAGTTGCAATTGCTGGACTAGGTGCAGCAGCTGGAATTGCAGCTTTTACAATGGGTAAAGGTAATCTGCCTCTGCCGACTGGGACTAATACTGGCGGTGGTGTTGCTACAAAAGGAACTACTGGACTAGCTAAAACTGCTGGAGTGGCAGCTGCTGGATACTTGGGATATGAACTGTTTAAGCCTTTAGATGACTTTTTCTATGGAAAAATTGCAGGCTTGTTTGGTGCTTCAGAGGATCGTCCTGATTTTATGCAAATGGCAATTGATAAAAGCCAAGAGCAAAAAACTGTATTAGAGCAACAAAATCAACTCATTGAGAAACAGACTCAAATGAGTGCTGATATGGTCAATAAACTCAATACCTTGATTTCAGTCACTCAACAAAACAAGCCAATGATGATGGGTGGCGGTTTGATGGATCAAATCACACAACATGCCCAAGCCGAGCAAAAGCGACATGGTCTTGATTTATTGTCATATGGGCAAAAATAAAAGGAAGTCTTTCCGCCTAATATTAAAGCCTAACTTTTCGCACAATAAACCTCACTAAAGTGAGGTTTATTGTTATGGGCTGGAAAGATGAATTACAGGATGCGAGTTTTCGTGGTGTGCATTTTGAATGTACTTCAACCAATGAGTCTGGCTCAAAGTCTTTAGCTATCAAGCAAGCACCTTATTCGAATAAGGCATCAATTGAGGATATGGGAAATAATCCCCTCAAAATTAGCATTGATGCTGTTTTTACTGGTGAAAACTACAAAGTTGAAATGGACGCGCTCTGGGCGGCTTTGGTCGCAACAGGCTCTGGCGAACTCATTCATCCAGTTCATGGTGTGATGCAGGTCAATGCCGAAAATTACAACATTGTTCATAAAGCTGAAGACGTAAATACATGCACAATTGCAATTGAGTTTATTCAGGCTGAAGACAAAGAACGTCCTTTATTTATTCCTGTTGCAACACCTACAGCAATTGATACAAAGGCAATCACTGATACACCAGCTCGTTCACTTCAGGCTGCTTTAAATAAGCTTGAAAATACTGATCCGAATAAGTTTTTTACTATCGTCAATAATATCCGTAACGCTGTTAATACAGCGTATCAATACCTTGGTATTGCGAAAAATGCGGTTGAGTCGGCTCTATCTCCAGCTGAGTCAATTGTTGGATTAGTCGATGAAGTGACCAAGATAGCAGCATTTAACTCCAACATTTCAGCGATTTCAAAATGGCGTGATTTATTCAAGCGCGTGCAGCGTTTTGAAAGGCTTTTTCAAGATGACGATTTACCAGAACTCAAGCAAACATGGCGTGCAACTAAAATTGCAAGCACCGTTACGATTTCTCAAAACGTAGTCACAGCTGTACGCAAGGAAATGGCTGAGAAAAAACAGCCAAGTTTTTCGCCTGTTGACCTTGCGATCATTCGTCAACAGACCAGAACTCAATTACAGCAAGCAATTAAGGCTGAACGTGAACAGGCAACCACTGCTTTAGACTTTGAAACAGTCAATCAAGTACAAGTCTTTAAAGAGGTTGCAGATCAGGTTCATCTACAGATTCAAGAGTTAATTGAAGTACGCCCACCAATCACTAAAACTCAAATTGTTGTGCCTTGTACTCTTCATTCGCTTGCTCACATGCTGTATGGAGACATGGATCGTGCTGAAGAAATCCGTCATTTAAATCCTGATTTATTGAATCCAGCGTTACTTCAAATCGGCATGGAGTTGACCGTCTATGCAAGATAATTCAGGTAAGGATATTCGGCTCATCATTGGTGATATTCAAATCAATGGTTGGGACAATGTGAGCTGTGACAGTCAAATTGATACGCCAGCAGATGACTGGAATTTAACTTTATTCCGTCAAGATAGTTTGGCTTTGCCTGAAAGTGTGCAAGGTGCGGCTAGAGTCCAGTTGTTCTATGGTGATGAAATCATTTTAACTGCAATAGCAGACCGTATCTCTGAAGGCATAAAACGTGACGGTTATGGTCTTCAAATTTCAGGTCGTGATTTAGCTGGTCAACTGATTGATTGCTCTGTGCCTATTTTCAATGGTCGCCAAGTCACATTGGGTGAGTTGATGGAACGTTTTGTTCTCGCTGGTGACTTTGCCTCAATCATCCATGAAGTGCGTATTCAAAATGATAGCTGGCTGAAGAACAAAGTGTCGGTAGAGCCTAGTGAGGCACTTTGGGACTCAATTATTAAGGCAGCTCAGGTCACTGGCCAGCACGTGTGGTTTGAGCCAGATGGTAACTTAAATATTGGCGATCCATTTGCTAACCCATACCAAGTGCAACAGCCTTTACGGTTAATGAAGCCGCTAAATAATGAAAATAATCTGCTGAGCCTTCAGTACGACAATGATGTGTCCAGTGTATTCACACAGCTTCAAATATTAAGCCAAGACGCTGAAGCAAATGGTTTGCTTGCACAAACTTTTGCTCAAACTCAATACAGTTTTAATCGTCTAAAAATAATCACTTTAAGCGATGTCGAAAGCCAAGCTGAAGCCGAAGCTGCATTGTTGAAAATCAAAAAAGACAATGATTTAGAGGCGTATAGCCTGACCGCTACAGTTGATGATTGGGTTATCGATGGCAAGGTGTGGCGAGCTGGTTGGTATGTCAATGTTGAAACCAATGCATTGAGCCATGCTACTGGCAAATGGGCTGTCATGGGGCGCACGTTGATGCTGTCTCGTGCTGAAGGGAAAACCACACGTTTAAAACTCAAACGCCAAGGCGATTGGGCGCAACCGCTCATTTATAAAGACCCACAATCTACCAAGAAAAAAGGCAAAACCACCAAGGGAGCAAAAGCATGATCAGCATGGCTCAGGTAAAAAAAGCCATTAGAAAATTGCGATTCCCATTGTTCGGAATGGTCGCTCGTGGTGGCTCAAAAGCACTTCAAGTTACAGGCTTAAGAAATGAAACATTGAACGATGTTGAGCTACTTCAGCAAATCGGCTTCAGTTCATACATTCCTGATAATGCAAAAGTTGTACTTATTCCCCTTCAGGGGACAACTGCAAAATCAGTCATTGTTGCCACGACTGGAGGCGCAATCTTAATCAATGTCGATGAAGGCGAAACCTGTGTTTATGACCAATTCGGGCATTCTGTTTGGCTTCAGGAAGACGGCACACATATTAAAGGCGGTGACTTGATTGTTGATGACGGCAATGTGCGCGTACCCAACGGTGATGTCTTTGACCAAACAAGTTCAATGCAAGCCATGCGTGATGTTTACAACGAACATAAGCATGGCAATAGTCCACCAGCTGCACCACCAATGGAGTAAATCATGGGAACAATTAATTTAGAAACAAAAGACTATGTGCTCACAAGTCTGGATGCTGCTTTTAATGACGATGTTGTTCAATCAGTTTGTTTAAGACTGAATATTCATCGTGGAAAGTATTGGGCTGATCCATCTTTGGGGAGTCGGTTTTATCTATTGCGTCGGTCAAAAGATGTACCACGCATGATACAGACAGTGAAACAATATGCTGAAGAGGCATTGGCAGACTTAATACCAGCTCGATTGGAGTCTTTGGTGGTTTCAGCGACTCAAACTGTCAAAAGCAGAATTGATCTAAACATAGAGATCACTCGTTTGACTGGTGAAAAGCAGTCTATTCCTTACTTTGTTGCGGTGGGTGGTTGATATGGCTTATCCAGTTAAAACCTTTGCTCAAATACGCAATCAAATTGCACAGGAAATTCGAAACTCAACTGGCTTATCTGTTCCTGATGATAGCGATGCTGGTATTCGTGCAGATGGAACTGCTGCAACTGTTGAAGGTCTATATCACCATCAAATTTATATTCAGAAACAGCTTTTCGTTGCGACTGCTGATGAGCCTTTTCTATATATTCATGCAGATGAGTTAGGTCGACCACGTCTCGGAGGAACTCAAGCCTCTGGTTCGGTTTTGGCTAAATCTAATGTGAATTTGACCATTGTTGCTGGTAGTAAATTAACAGACGGTAAAGCACATTATTGGACAGTAACCAATGATACGACATTGGTTGCTAACACAGTCAAAGCAGTTGATGTCGTGGCGGATCGTGTTGGTGCTAGCTGGAATTTTACAGGTACTTTGCTATGGGTGAGTCCATTGGCTGGTCTCAGTGGTACTGCAACTGATGTGTCGATTGGTGGTGGTACAGATGAGGAAGAACTTGAAGATTGGCGTGCACGTCTATTAGAACAAAAACAACTTGGTTTATCTCGATACCGCGCTGAAGACTTAGAAGCCTTGGTACGTTCAGTTCCCAATGTGAAAGATGCTTATATTTACGCTAAACGTCGTGGTCTTGGTTCGCTCGATGTGGCGATCACTGCTGTTGGAAATCCACCAACTTTACCGAGTGAAGCATTAATAGCAACGGTTCAAACGGTTCTTGATGATTATGCTGGCTTTTGGGCGGATTGTAGAGCGTATTCACCGACTGAGCAGCTTGTGCCAGTCACAGCGTTGATTTCAGGTACAGCAAATTTAAATCTGGTACGACAAGTTATCCGTGATTATTTTTCTGAAATTGCACCTGTTAAGCCTTATCAGGCAGCAATTTTAACTGCACGCATTGTCGCAATTGCTGGAGTTACTGACTTAGTTTTAAGTCCTTCAGTGAATATTGTCCCGACAGTTAATCCATTCCATACCTATTGGCTACGTCTCGGCACATTAACAATGAGTGCTGCGCCATGACTTTAGAAGAAACAACAAAATTGTATGAAATCTTGCTGCGATCATTGCTGCCCATAGGTGGTTATGATCAAGCACCTAATACCAATATTGCTGATGACATCTATGGTCATGCTAAAGCGTTGGCGCAAGCCGATCTTGACGCTAAACGCCTGCTGAACGTGCTTGAGTCCATTCCACCAGAACTACTAGAGGAATATGAGCGTGAGTATGGTTTGCCACTTAAATGTCAGACCAATGTCGGTCAAACCTTTGAAGAACGTTTGGCAGTCGTGAATTGGATTAGAAGCACACGCAACGTTTTAAATACTGCTTATTTAGAGCAGCTTCTCACGGTTTTTAATGTGAATTTAGTTGAGTTGGTGACATACAAGCCGATGCAATGTACAGCACCATGCAACGCTCCAGTGAATACCGATTTATTGAGATTCAAAGTTAAATTGAAATTACAAAGTCCCGTCAATGCAGACATGCAATGCATTATTCAAAACTATTTACCAGCTTTCCTGCGCTATGACATAGAGGTGATCTAATGGAACGTATCAATACTATAAATGCTCGACCTGATGTTAATGGAGCTGGTAAAAAAGGCTTTCATGATAATGCTGATATTTCGGGACAAGACGCAACTTATATCAGTCCTGAATGGTGTAATCATGTTCAGGAAGAAATTGCCAATATAATTGAGGGTTTTGGCGAAGCTTTAAATCCTGCACAAAAAAATCAAGTTTATATGGTTGTTAAAGGTATTAATGACCGTACTACAGCAATTGAAAACTTCATTGAAAATATTGTCGATTACTTTTATCCAGTTGGTGTAATTATTGATTTTGGTATTCCTGACTTTAATCCAAACGTCAAATACGTTGGGACAACGTGGGTTCGACATGGTGAAGGTAAAGCATCTGTAGGTTTGTCTGATCAAGAATCTGATCCTTTATGGACTAAATCAGTAGGTTCTACTTTTGGTTCATTTACACATCAGTTATCAATCGCTCAATTACCATCACATTACTTTGTATTTGCTAATCAATGGGCTGGAACAACACCTCCTGATGTCGAAGAAATTCTTAATCATGATGATATTGGCTGGGCGAAAGATGGATCAGCAGATACTGCCTTTAGGCAGCGAACTGAAAGCTTGGGATCAAATGAAGCTCACAATAATGTGCAACCATCCATAATTGATGCACGTTGGAGACGCACAGCATGA